GATGTCTGCAAGATAACCAACGTTCAGGAGAACGGCTCAACCATCGTCAAGGTTCTACAGGTACAGGGCTTGAACTGGACTATTACCCCTAACTCAATGCAAGTGACAGTAACAACACTAGAACCCATAACTGACGGATTCGTCATAGGCAGCACAGAACGCGGTATAATTGGTATATCCGCGATGACTTACTAGGAGATATACAGATGGCAGCAGGACTAGGATATATAGAGTTTGCGACAGGTGACATCCTGACCGCAGCAGCGGCTAACGGCTATCTCGCTTCACAGACAGTCATGGTATTCGCTGACTCTGCAGCTCGAACATCAGCTATCACAAGCCCGCAAGAAGGCATGATTAGCTACCTTAAAAGCACGGATGCAGTTGAAAAATATAACGGCTCAGCTTGGGTAGCAATAGCTGGCGGCGCAAGCCCCCTAACAACTAAAGGCGATCTATACACTTATTCAACCACAGATGCTCGCCTTGGGGTTGGAACTAATGGACAAGTTCTCACCGCTGACTCAACCGCTGCAACAGGTCTTAAATGGGCTGCCGCTGGTGGAAGCGCTGGACTTGTATTTATCCAAAAGGGTACTTTTACTTCAACTTCAGTTGTGAACGTTAATAGTTGTTTTTCTAGCACTTACGATAATTACAGAATTCTAGTGAAAGTCTCAGGCTCTAGCCCTACATTGGGCGAAGTGCGTTTGCGTATGCGATCAGGCACAACAGACAACACCGCTTCAAGTTATAATTTCCAGCGGCTCTATGCTCAGTCCACAAGCGTCGGCGGGCAATCAGCGACAAACCAAACAAGCTCAGTTATGGGTCCATGGAATACAGATTTATCATGGTTTGCTACAGATATGTGGAGCCCATTTCTAGCAGCCAATACAGGATATGCAACCGTATCTAGCTATAACCAAACTCATATCGACAACTTTTCCGGAGCGCACAAAGTAGCTTCTAGTTTTGATGGTTTCACAATGTTCCCAGATGCAGGAAACATAACAGGAGAGGTATGGGTTTATGGCTACGCAAAGTAATACAGTCACAGAAATCAACGTAGACGGAGTAATTGAGCGCGAGCTTACTACTGAAGAATATGCAGAGATTAAGTCTGAGCAAGATCGTCTAGCTCAAGGCAAAGCTGATTCTGATGCAAAGGCTGCAACAGATGCAGATGCTAAAGCAGCACTATTGGAGCGCTTAGGTATCACTGCGGAAGAAGCAAAACTCCTACTCTCATGAAGCCAGTTCTATGCAAGGCTGGTCAACAGTTAAGGGAGCAGTTCGATGACACCTTCCCAGGAGACCGTCATTCCGATGGATGGATTGGCGACACACGCCATTCAGCGCGTCCTAGTGATCACAACCCTGATTCACAGACTGGGATTGTTCGAGCCATTGATGTCGATAGAGATGTCTCTGGAAAAGCCAAGCCCGACCTCATGCCTGATATTGCGGATCAGATTAGACTCGCTGCCAAGGCAGGAGATAAGCGAATTGCCTATGTTATCTTCGAGGGAAGAATTGCAAGCTCTCGCATGGGCTGGCGCTGGCGCAAGTATTCTGGAAGCAACCCGCACAATCACCATTGCCATATTAGTTTCACTACAAAGGGTGACACAGATGGTTCGTTCTTTAATATCCCGATGCTAGGAGGCAAATAATGGAAGCAGCAATTATCGCAGGTTTAGGTCTTATTGCCATCCCTGTAGTTCGTGCAGCAATTAAGTCATACCGCGCTAAGAAGTCAATTGCCGATATTGCCGTTGATGCAGTCGAAGCCGCAGTAGATGTCATCGACAAGAAGTGAGCTATCAGGATTGGGCTGCGATTGTAGCCATCAGCGCGACGGTTCTGACTGGAACTGCTGCTCTCCTACGGTTCGTGATATTGCACTACCTAGCGGAGCTTAAGCCTAATTCAGGCTCATCAATGAATGACCGCCTAGTGCGTGTCGAAGCCATGCTGGAGCTACTACTCAAGGGAAAATAATCTCATGGCTCGTAAGAAGGCAATAGAACTACAGGACTACAGCGCGTTAGATGCGTATGCAATAGGACTCAACGAGTTCTATAAGTCATTACGCCGTGCAGGTTTTTCAGTAGATTTATGCCTTGCAATTATCATAGAACCTAGTGCTTATCCTGATTGGATATTGCCTAGTATCCCTAATGATCTAGAGCCTAAACCCTATGAGGATGATGAGGACTAGATGAAGAAGATAGTGATTCTGTCAGACCTGCAAGTGCCTTTCGAAGATGTCCATGTAACACAGAACATAGCTAGATTCCTTAAGACATTTAAGCCAGACCAGACAGTCACTATTGGAGACGAGATTGACTTCCAAACAATTAGCAAGTGGTCAATGGGAACACCTGAGGAATACTCTCAAAGCCTTGGAGACGATAGAGACCGATGCGTGGACTTGCTCTGGGAGCTTGGAGTCACAGACTGCATCCGATCTAACCATACTGACCGACTCTACAATGTCATTATGCGGAAGATACCCAGCTTCCTAAGCCTTCCAGAACTACGCTTTGAGAAGTTCATGAAGTTCGATGAGCTTGGCATTACCTTTCATAAGAAGCCTTTGCAGCTAACTACTGGCTGGTACGCAGTCCATGGTGACCACACTCCAATCAAACCAATGGGCGGAGCATCTGCGATGGAAGCATCTAGGCGTATGGGGGTCAATATCGTCTCAGGTCACACGCACAGAGCTGGCCGGCAATCCTTCTCAGAAGCCATAGGAGGCCGACAGGGGCGCGTTCTCCATGGGGTTGAGGTAGGTAATCTAATGGACTTCAAACAGGCCTCATACACCAAGGGAACGGCTAATTGGCAGCAAGCCTTTGCCATCATGTATGTCAAGAATAAGAATGTCCAAGTCGACCTTATCTACATCGAGAAGGATGGCACATTCACCGTACAGGGGAAGGTCTATGGGCGGCCAAGAAAGTGATCTAACCCGCACCCTAGACGATGCCGTAGACGAGGCAGAATCGTTACCATTTCGTTATCAAAATATGCTAGTCGAGGTTGAACTGCCGTTGTAGAGTTGGGTTACCAACAACGAAAGGGCAGGAAATGGAAGAAAATTTCAACACAGTAGCGATGCTAATCATCGCCGCTATTGCATGGGCTAAGTTGTCATACGATGCTGGAAAGCGTAAGGGCAATCTAGAAGGTCGCAAGGCAGTCCGTAAGTATTATGAGCAGGTCGGACGATGAATGCTGGCGACTTCCTCACAGAGGCAAAAGCAATTATTCAAGATCGTGGGCTTCAGTACGGTCATCCAACAGACAACATGCAGCGTACCGCACGCTTGCTTAGCGCATACCTCGAGATGCCGCTCAACGACTATCAGGTTGCAGGAATTATGGTACTGGTCAAGCTCGCTCGGAGCATGGAAACTCCTTCAGTCGACACGTACGTAGACATGGCGGCATACGCCGGAATATGTGGTGCTTTACATTTACAGGAGGATGAGCTATATGTTTAATCTAGAAGATTACGAGACAGTAGAAGAACGCCTAGTCAAATATTGGAAGGATCACCCTGATGGTCAGATTCATACTAGCTTACTTGATAGCTCCGGCGGTCGTTATATCGTTATCGCTCAGGTTTATCGAACAGAGGCAGATGCCCGTCCTTGGACAACAGGGCTGGCGGAGGAAACAGTTGCAGGTCGTGGGGTTAATGCTACGTCTGCGCTTGAGAATTGCGAGACATCTGCTATCGGTCGCGCATTGGCTAATGCAGGATACGCTACGAAAGGTAAGCGAGCTTCAAGGGAAGAAATGAGCAAGGTGCAGTCTAAAAATGTAGCACAATCTGCTATCGCTGAGGTCAAGGCTAAGATGGCTCAGACTGCAACTGAATATGTCCCAGTACCTAAAGAAGAAGACCCATGGACTATCAAGGAAGGCGCTCCAGTTCAGACAATGGATGGGGCAGTTGACCTACTTAAGCAAGAGATGGGCGCTCGAACAGAGAAGGATATTCCATCTTGCCCTAACTGCCATGACGGTCGTGAGATGACATGGAAAACAGGCGTAAGTCTAAAGACTAAAAAGCCATGGGGTAACTTCAAGTGCTTTACATGTCAGGAAACTATTTGGTATGAAATCAAGCCCGATGGTTCATGGGGCAAGCAAGAGAATAAGTGGTGAGTCATGGGTCAACTAGAGTTCATGAATCAAGATGGTGAGTGGGAGAAGTTCCCAAGCGATGAGGATTTAACGGTACTAGCTGAGCTAATGTCCGTGCCACCTCATCCACCGGTTCACCCTGAGATCACCACAGTTTGCCATCTATGCAATGAGCCCTTCCCTATGGAAGATATCGTTGTAACTGGTGGTAGTCCTGTGTCAGGCTATACATGGTCATGTCCTAAATGCCATGCGATCACCAGCACAGGAAAGGCATAACCGTAATGCCATCACAGTCACGCAAACATCGCGGCTATCGTACAGAACGGGTCGTAGCTGAGTATCTATCCCAATGGTGGAAAGGTGCGGCGGTGGGGCGTGGCAATGGGAAAGACTGTATCAACGTGCCATTTGATGTAGAAGTCAAGGCTCGCGGAGATAGTAATTTCCAAGAATGGTTGAGACAAGGTCGGAAGCGAGCTGATAAATCGGGGGAATTATCGTTCGTTGTCAGTCGACGAAATGGCATGGGAGAAAACGCTGGAGAATACCTAGCGTTCATGCGATTTGATGACCTTGTCCAACTACTCATCAAGGCTGGTTACACCGATTTCCAAGCCGATACTGATAAACTTGAGCCTGTGTATTGCCAATGCGGTAATACCATCATGAAAGGCTCACCATGCCATATATGCGAGAAGCTCGATAATGCCAGTCTATGAGTTCCAATGCCGGAATGAAGATTGTGAATCGACGGCTATATTAGATCATAAGTTAGCTATTAACGA